CCGCTTCGTCCCTTAACCCAAACCATCCCACCCTTACCCGCCAGATCAATCCCGTTGGTGATGGTCTGAGTTCCACCGTTGCCGGTATAGGTGTAGGCGCTGAAAACGTCATTTGAGAAGATTTTATCATCAGATATTTGTGTTGAATTAGCTGAAAACATATCTCCTCCTTAGTAGTAGTTTTGTCCAGCTACAGATCCTAGCCAATATGTCCCATCTGCCGTAAACACAAACTTGTCTGCTTTGCTAGCAGTACTTGTAATTGTCGGTGCTGTGCTTGAAGGCCACTTAACACTAGCGGGCCAAGTAACAGTACGACTTCCAGTACCATCCTGTTTCTGAATAAGAGTGAAACTCTTTCCAGCAGTTGCAGTTGGGAAGGTATATGAACAGTTGCCGGTTAGAGTAAGGATCTGCAATGTTCCATTAGCTAAATTAATAGTATATGCAGTGCTTGTATTAGCAGTTCCAGTCTCTTCTGTATAACCATCAGTAAAGATAGCACCACTTAGAGTCTTCCCAGTAAATGTACTAGAAGCAGGTTCTTTCTCCGTATCCAGTTCTTCTATAGCACTTTGTACATTAGTACTAGCAATATTACCTGCAGGTGAAAAAGAGACACTTACAGCAGTAGTTGCTACAGTACCACCCCCAGGAACAGGAGAACTACTTCTATAATCTGTGCTCTCTACATAGTTACCATCACCTAGATAAATGACACGATATAATAGTTTGAGTTCTGGGGACAATCCAAGAGCACTCAAACTAGGTGGATTAATTGCCCTAGCTAAGGCTACGGTGGTATAACCTCCAGATGCTCCCGAGAAGGTCTCAGTGAATGCATAAACAGGTACATTCATATCCGTTGCAGCATACACCCAAACATTAAAATATCGACCAGAAGCAAAATCAGTTAAGGCATAGGAACTAGCACTATTTGGATAACGTGCCCGAGTCGTTCCACCGTTCCAGATAAAAGGGTAGTTAGACGCTGTGGTCGCAAATGTATAAGAACTGGCACCATTCTGATACCAAGTACGGCAAGTGGTTTGCGTACTGTTGACGGTGAATAGAATATCTTCATCCTCAATGTCGCCAGTGGAAACAGAGAAAGTGCTAGGAGCAGTGGAGGTATTGGTGAAACTCAATCCACTACGATATCTAGCTCCAATAGTGGTATGTGCCCAGAAATGCCAATCAAGACATCTAGTAGCACTATGCCTCTCCTCACTCAGAGCATGTGCTCCACCTGTGAGGGCTGTCAAATAAACTGTGGCAATTGGGATAGTGGTGTTAAGATTCCAAGCACTCTGAGAGCATTGTAATGTACCGGCACTATCAAAGTAAATATAATTTAAACCAACTGCCATTGTAACACCGCCGACTCCATGAGTGATAGAGGTGGATGTTTTAGTATACTTAGTTCCTTGATAGTAGATATCAAATGAAGTGCTAGTAGGAGCAATGGTGAAAGTAAGGGTAGCATACGTAAAGGAGATTGTACTTAGAGTCCTATCAGCTACCCCGTGGTAGGGCTTCTTCGCCACTAATTCCGTATTTAGGCCGGTGAAATTGGAATCCACTTCCGTATTAGTTAGTGGACTCCCCTTCCCAGCTCGTGTAACAATCGTAGCCATTTAAACTCCTTACGAGATTGTAATAGTCCAAGTAATCGTAAGTTGATCCCCAGACCCTTTAGTAACAGCAGAAAAGACACTACGAGAAAGCATGGTTCCGTTGCTAGCAGCATTCAGAATACCTGCTTCCGTGAGAGTGCCTGTACCTGTACCTGCGGGGAACACCCCCTCAAAGACAAGAACATTGTTGGTACGCTGACCACCCGCGACTGTTACGGCGACTCGTGCACTCTCAGTCTGTAACGTGGTGTCACCAAGAGCCGCAGCATTAGTGCCAGTACCAACAGCCATATGTGACATTGGAGTGCCAGTTCCAGACTGTATAATAGTAGCAATCCAAGTCTTACCTGCAGTCACTACTAAATTAGGTACCTCTTTAACTAGCACACCATTTAACTTAATTGCCAGTGTTCCAGTCAGTTTAATATTTTCTTCCATTTTTATTCCTTAAGTAAATGATTGTGTAGTTAATGTATAATCTTCTGCAAAAAAATCTATTGCATAGGTAGGTATAGTGATAGATCCTGAGGATGAGATAGTTTGTATATCTGTTAATGCCACAACTTTACTAAGAACTAATACTAGATTCTCTAATATAGTTGTTACATCACTGTTGGAAGTTCCCTGTGATTTAGTAATTAACTCTTGTAGAAGTTCTGTATCTACTAATTGTTTATTGAATGTTTTAACAATAGCATCCACAATTGTTTCCGTATCTGCTAAGGAAATTGCTTTTGTGATATTTAGAGTTTCTAGTATACTGATAGTTTCAGAGATACTACGATACATCTGAATACTTGTGACAATATTCTCTATCACAGAGATACTCTCGTTCTGTGCCTCGCGTAAGATGAACACATCTGGAGGGCGAGGTCTGGAGAATGGTACAGAGATTTTATCTAATTTAGACTGTACAAAGTCTTGTGCGTGTCTAGGTTCCCAACACTTGTTACAGACAATCAGCCCTGTCCATTCTTCTCGCACATCTGCTGACTTGTGTTTCTTACCACACCTATCGCAGATCACGTTATGTGAACCTGCTAAGTAGTAGTTTTTATTCCCAGCCATATAGGTTCCTTTTCTGCATATTCTCTTTAGCAGGAAGATATTGTAGATTAGTTTCAACGTGCAGACCACTGGCTAGAATACCCTTCAACGGAATAATATGGTCCACATGATATCCAGTTGGACAGTTTAGATATATCTCTCTTATCTTATCCAAGTCTGCCCAAGGAGGACATTGATTCCGTTTTCTTGTATTGTACAATTTTGATCTGTACGCATCATATGCTAGGTTACGTTTTCTCCATTCTCTCGTGCGCTGAAGACATACATCTTTATGCTCTCTTTGCCATTGTCGTGCATATTCATTCATCCTTTGTTTGTTTTTATTTCGCCATTCTCTATTGCTATCTAGAACACACGGCTTACATCTAGAAGTTACACCATACTTTCCGCTAGTTTGTTTATAAAAACAATCCAAACTCCTTTCCTCACCACATCGGGAGCACTTCTTTTTAATGCAATTCCAAGAACCTGAAACGTAGTGGTTCCTAGACATAATTAACCGCCGTAGTAAACTATATAGGAAGCATTTGTTCCAGTAACATCTGCGTAGATACCATTCTCAGCGAAGACTGGGTTTTCAAATATAATATGTACAGTTCCTTGTCCAGCCAATGCCGTGACTTTGCCTAACTCTATTCCAGATGCTGCACTAACATTGTCATACAAAACAACACTAGCAGCGTTTGTTCCATCTGCAATTAAAGTGATTGCATTTACTCTACTACGAAAGGGGCAGATTGCTGTATCAGCTGTTTTTAATCCACTTGAACGTGAAGAAGCCATTTGTTATACTCCTGTATAAGTCAAATAAAAAGGGGGTACTCCTTAAGAATACCCCCTATGGGTGTTAATACGTAGCCCCGACCTGCGGGATGTAGTATTCCACTTTAACAATCCACGGGCCACCAGTGGTGGACGTGGTTCCAGTTTCTGCATAGACCGCCTTGTACAGAGTATCAGCCGTCAATTGAGTACTGATGGCGGAGCCAGCAGCACTACCAGCGGGTTGATAACCTGCGTTAGCCTTAGCATTGAATGCATTCAGGATCTCCGTACCAGAACCACCAGTGCCCACCGTAATGGTAGCCGTGGTGCCAGCATCAGATGCCGTGGGACTCAGGACGTAAACTCCAGAGATCACAGCATACTTCGGGAGATAAAACGCATCAAAGCGGGCCGTATCGGTTCGCAAGACCTGCACAGTTTTGCACAGGGGTGCAATTGCCGGGGGAGTTACCGTAGTAACCCCGACAGGAAGATTAGGACGAATAGCCATTTAATCCTCCTTATTAAGCACCAGCCGAACCGTACACTCCACGCGGGTCAGACCAGCCAAACGAGTAACGGGCAGTAGCCTTGAACTTAGCATTTTCAGTGTCGAAGTCATTATCCATCTCGAACTGATCGCCACGACGCTCAAAGTACTTAATGCTATCCTTCACGTTAGTGCGGATAAACCAAGCATCAGCATCAGTCAGATAGTGGTTGATGGTGACATTACTGAAGATACCCATATCTTTGATAACGTTCGGATCGTTCAGATCAGTACCGACACGTCCTTCCGAACCCAAGATACGCTTAACTTCAAATTGCAGTTGATACGGGATAATGAGTTGCTCAGGCTTACAAGCAATCAGCAGGCCACGATCATCACGGAATCCAGCAATATCAATAACAGCTTGCTCAAGAGCAGCTTCACTCAAGTCAGATGCAACTGCCAATACGTTGGAGAACGTACCACCAGCGACATTCGGGTGCGCGGAGTTCAGCATGGAGACGCCATCACCACCGACATAGTTAGAATCAAATGCGCGATTGTAGACATTCGCACCAATGATTTCCTTCGTCTGACGCATCGAACGAGCAAGAGCTTTCGCCTTACCTGCACCAACCTTACCATAGAGATCATCTTCATAGATCTCACGGGTGATGATGAAGCCAAGTGCGTACACAACATGGTTGTAACGCGACGTAAAGCCTTGACGTTCAGTATCGAACGTGATCGGAGCACCCTCGTTTTTAACCGAGGCGAGACCAAAGGAACTCAATCCCAGATCTTCTTCATATGCACGATCTGACTTATTATGCTCGAACAGTTTATCCCACTCAGTCGGATAGTCGTTATACGCCTTACCGTAGATGGCATTCAGTCCGGGCCACAGGAGTTTAGCAAAACTCGAAGAAGTAATAATACCAGCAGACATAGTCTAGTCCTTTCCTATAAATTAAACACCAGCAGTGCCAGTACCAGCACTGAGCTGCGCGTTATTGATCTTGGCAAGAACCTTGGTATAGTTACCAGTGACTTCGTTATCCGGGCGTTGAACAACGTCCAAAATCTTAAATTGCAAGGTCGCCGTAGTGTTTACAGTCGACATGTCAAGAGCAGCAGCACTCGTACCCGTAGTCGTAGAACCAGCCACCGTAGTGCAGTCAGCATTCTTACCAACGTTCGCAACAGCAAACGAGTAAGCAGCATTCGAGCCAGTAGCAGCTTCAACTTCATAGATGACATCCGGCGAATCACAGACCAACACGTATTGACCAGTCGATGCTGGACGATAGACCGGAGTGTCCAGCGAAACCGAACCACCACTCATCTTACCAGCAACAGGATCAAACTTAGTATTGATAATACCAACAACAACACCCAAGACAGCCGCGCCTTGAGTAGCCTTGGTGACTTGCGAGATACCTTGCGAGTTACCACCAGTCAAGAACTTGACCGGATCACCGACGAACAGTGCGGTACTGTCAGTCGAGGGAACGAAGTAAATGTTCGCCTGACCATTGTAAGGCGATCCATTCACGTGTTTAACGGGGATAAAGCCCCGAATCTTTGAAACGTTAGCCATTAGCTATTCCTTAAAAATAGTCTCCTAGTCCTTGGTTACCTTGAGGGAACCGTAGTCAGCTAGTTGTCGAGACTGTGTGTGCATTGCAGCTTCTTGTTCGTTAATCTCCAGTGCTTTAGCTTGTTGGTCTTCCGTATAGAACTCCTTGCGAATACGCATTAAGTAAGATACATCGCCGTTATTACTAATCACCCGTTTTCCCGAACCTACATCAGAAGCGTCAGAGACCCGAGCATCACCCACCGTGATGCCGTCATCGGCTACAATTTCATATCCCGCAGCTTGGAGGTTACGGACTCGGCTACCGGTATCATTGACGAAACGATACACGAAATCCTTATCCAAATCCCCTGAGATTGATTGCGGCCCTCGCCGATGTAAGGGACGACGGACTACCCGTTTGGTTGTTCTAGTATTCATAATTAAACTCCTCGCATTTTCTTAACTTCATCAATAAATTCTTCTTTCGTCATTACTCCAGTACGGACAAAGGTATTCATCACACGACGCTCTTCATCTGTAAGTTCAAATGACGACTTCTTAGGAGTAACGGATGCACTGGCACCTTCTACGCTAGTTGGTTTAGATCGATTCTGGTTCTCGAACTTCTCGCGGAAATTCTTCTTGACCTGTGTAGTTACATATCGCAGGACATCCTCGGGATCAAGGTTTGGGTTGCGCTGTGCATAGCCAGTACCAATGCTGTCAGCAAACTCACGCATATCTTGATCTTGGTTGTACCACTTATTCTCTTCTACCCACGCAGTAAAACGGGGATCAGTCTCCGGTTGAGCGTTAGCATCATAAACTTCCCGAGCTTTCTTTTCCGCCTTGAGATCAGTTAAGATCTCAGTGGTCTTAAGATACTCATCAGCATTACCGTCGGTAAGATGCTTCTTCTGAGCCTCTTTGAGTTCATTGACTGCTCGTTGATATTCACTCTCTTTCACCTTGGTGTGGTGCTCTTGGAGCATCTTCAAGGCTTTCTTAGTTTCCTTCAACTCACTGCCCACAGCACTGATCTTAGCGATCAACTCACCACGTTCTACAAACTCCTTAGCAGGGCGCCACTTTTCAGGGGAGTTATCGGGATTCGATTCCCACTCTTCCTTGGACACCCAACCTTCGGATCGTGCTTTCTCCTCGTAAGGATCAACCTTTACTTCTTGTTTGACTTCAGCTTCTTCAGCCATGTTAATCTCCTAACTTAATCAGACAATCTTCATCATTAATGACAACAAGTCTTTTGTTCTCTTGTGAGACAGACTTACCAGCATACCGAGCGATAACCACCCTATCACCTACTTGCAGATACTCCGGGGAGAACCCGAAGTCTGTAAAGGCTTTGTCGCCAATAGCGACGATGGTACCAATTTCAGATGCCCTGCCTTCCTTATCAATCAGTTCTTTAGGGAGAACGATTCCACCGGAAGTAATCTCTTCTACAGAGTCTAACTCAATAAGCAAACGATGTAACAGAGGTTTCATTAGAGGGTTACCTCCCGATCATCATCGTCAAACTTAACGTTTAGAATATCCCTGTTGGAAGAAATAAAACCTACCAACCACCGATCATACAATGGATCAGCACCAGCGGAAGTTGAGAGAAGTTCTTTCGCTTCTTCAATTCTACCTTGAACTACTTCAAAGAAGGCCTTGGTAACTGGTTCTGCTTTCCAAGTTGCAAAGTCTGTTGCACTAATCATTACTTATCCTTTCCTTTCTTGTTAGGAGTCGCAGCTTTATTTCGAGCTTGCATCTTTGCTATTTCATTTCCTAGACGAGCTTTCTGGTCTGTGTGCTGCATGTTCATCTGATGATTCTGATGTTGCTGTATCATGGCAGACTGATGCTGCTCAGCGGCCATACGGCCTTCTAGGATATGTTGCATTTGTTTCCCTTGAATCTCCACCTCAGCGAGACGGCGCTTAGCCATAATCTCTTCTTCCTTGGTGGCACGGGTGATCTCCAACTTCTGCTTCTCAATTTCAATGCCTGCTTGCGCTTTCTGCATTTCGATCTGAGCCTTCATCTTCTCTGCCTCAACCTTAGGATCAGGCGGGGGAGGCGACGGCTGCTTGAGGAACTGTTGGGGATCTGGAATATCATGTGCTTCCAGATAGAGCATCGTAACCTTCATCGGATCTAGAGTACCCAACTGCAGGATCTGCATCATAGCAGTAGCACGGGCTTGTTTCTCTTGATTCGATACAGCAGAGGGATCTGCTGCCGGGATAACATCATTCTCCGGGCCTTGGTAGTCATTCTGAGTAACTTCCATATCCAAGACTTCGATGTATTCCTGGGGGTTTAGATACTTCTGGTTCAGCTTGTAAATCTTCTGGAACTCCTGTGCCAGACTACGGAACACACGCTTATAGACGGCAGTGAATACCTTCATACCTTGTTCGACAGTTGCCATCGTTGTCGTGGCAGGAGTATTCTGTCCTGGCATTTTACCAGTAAAAATCTCCGCAACTGATGCCAGCTCTTTACCTGACTTAAGCAGGAGATCGAGCAGTTTAAACAAGACATCGGAAGGTTCACGAACAGGAAGCGGAAAGATCTGCTTCTTAAGGTCATCACCAATGGCATTGACCGCTTTCCACTCTCCAGGCTGGAAACGAGTTTCGGCCATCTTGATCCGAAGGCCTTTCCCAATAAAGCCAGCTTGCAGGTTACTGAGAGAGCCTGCATCAACCAACTGGTTTATGATAGTGTTCGCTGAATCATTGATAGGGCCAAGTAACCTACCAAAGCCGATATCGTAGAATCCGCCATCAGGATTGGGAATGAAGCTATACTTCGTATAAAACTGAGTAGTTTCGATAGCAACGACATTTTGTTTCTCATCTACAGTGACAGATTCCTCGTCAAAGCGAGGAACGATTCTGAGCACTTCCCTAGATGCCTCTTCAACAGTGACAACATACGGTTCAGAATATCCGTCATCATCGAGGTCTAGGTACGTATGCTGCTCAATCAGTGTGTAGGGTGTCGTCTCATCTACTGTCGAGGTATCTTGGTTAAATCGATTGATCTTGTTATTATCAAACACTTCCGAGTTCGATGGATCACCCAATTCTACATCTTTAAATATACCCCGATTAATTCTCTCCTTGATTTGTCGTTTGGTAAGGTAGATAACTTCAGAGATCCGCTCCGCCTCATCCAAAGAACGACATGAATAGTTGACAATAAGGTACTTGGGTAGGATTAACTTAGAACAATTAATCTTCTTACCAGAATCCCAGTAGGTCTTCTTAAAACAAGTACCAGCGATTGGAAGAGTTAGGAGTAGTTTATCCATATCCTCTTCCCAATTCTCCATTTCATCCATGACCTGGTAGGACATGTGTTTGGAGATACGTTCTGCCCTTTGAGTCTTTTCCCCAGTGGGGTCAGATCCAATAACTTGACACTTAACCACTGCCCCATTCGAGGGGATCAGTGATGGATAAGCGCGGGCAGCGAATTGCATAGCTGCTGTAGAGAGCAGCGGGAATTTGATGTTAGCAGCTCCGGGCCACGGGTAGGTTTTCTTATCACTGATCTGCAGAGCCAGTTTAGTCCAGTTCTCCAGATCATCTTCCCAAGGTTTGCGAGAGGCTAGGTCATTCAGGAATCCATCAATAGCCTCGTCACCGATGCATCGCAGGGTTTCCTCATCCAGCTCATCTACAAGACTGGTGGCCTCTAAGATGTCATCTATGGATAACTTCTTATGGCCTTCCTTTGGTTTACCATTGTGTTGTTCTTTAGTAGTTTTCATCCATTAGTATCCACAGATTGACGACCTTCCTTGTTCATTCAGACCACTGGCTGCCACCTCTTCCTCATACTCATCCTCTTCCATCTCCTCTTTTGTGGGAGCTTCGATAAGGCGATCAATCATAATACCAAGGTACGCCATCGCATCCACCTGGTCATCATGCTTATCACGAGGGAAGCGCATCAACTCATCTTCTAACGTCTGATACCAGTCAGAACTCTTATCAAACTTAACGGCACCAGCCCGCATACGTGCCTGCATGGAGCGTGCTCTGGTAAGCTTGTCAGCCTTGTGTGGTTTCAGGGGCATCACTGTCAGGAACAAGTTTTGTTCCAGCATTGCCCTGTTCAAGAAGGGGCCAATGGCCTTTGTGATCTGAGTGTCTTCGATACCGAAAGCTAGGGGAGTGTAGATACGCTGTAAGGTCATCATAGTGTTCACTATTTCCAGACCATCCATACGATCTCTAATCACATTCTTGATGTGGAGGATACCATCCTCGTCCATTCCGCCTACAATTAACACAGTGTAGTCGGCCCTTTCTTTCTCTGAGATAGCGAAGTCACCAGAGATATAGTAGTTTACTTTCTTCTTACGATCTTCTTCACGCATTGGGAGGAAATCTCCTTTACGGAAGAAGGTATTACTCTCATCGATAGGAATGTTCAGGTACTCTTGCGAGTAGACATCTGCCAAACCTCTGTCGATGTAGTCTTGCCTGATGTCCCTAAACTCCTGAGCTGTACGCCTTTCGGGCCAGAGGAGGACAGAGAAGTCAGAATTGTGAGCACGATATTTCACGGCCTTCCATTGACTGCTACGTCTTGTAGTGTAAGTCTTGATCTCTTCATGAACTGTCTGCTTGTCATTCTCTTTAGGCATCAAGCCCTCTAAGAATGAGTCCATATGTAAGATTGTCCCAACAATTCGGAAGACACCTGTTTGGGAGCGGCATGGTAGGAGGGCACCATAGACCCACCGTTTGAATTTCTCCCGTCTTTCTTTGTTCATAACGACCTCATCATTCTCCTTGATGTTCAGTGTGGTTCGTTAATCCACCCCCGGATAATCAATCCAGCTATACGTCACCGTATAGAACAGACTATATCTTCACCTCTCGGTGCCCCGCATTTCGAGTCTACTTAGACTCTACGCCTTTCGGCTAGTCGTTGAACCTTCCCTATCCAGGGCTTGGCTGCTGATTGTCTTGTCTATCGTGCAAGAGTTTCCAGCAATTAACGGGGTTTATTGACACCAGTTACGTTTCTATTGTAAACTTGTTGTGTTTGATTGAATTCTCTGACGCTGTTAACAACTGCAAGTTTGTCTCAACATGTAAACCACAAACTAGGGGATGTTGTAGTGGAATTATGTGATCCACAACAAGTCCAAGTCTGTTGGCATCTTCATATATCTGACGAATCTTTTGTTGATTCGCCCAACCGGCCGTCGCATTTAGTTTAACAGTACGCCTCTTTGCGGTAGCACTTCGTTTCCATCCTGGATTCTCACGTGCATAACGTTTTGCTTTATCAAAAACAACTTCTTTGTTCCTCTCATACCACTCACGTTTCTTTTGTTGGTATTGTTCGGAGTTCTGTGATTGCCACCTGAGTTGATTTTCTCGGTGTCGTTCTAAATTGCGTTCTTCCCACTTGCGTTGACGAATACGAAAACACTGTCGACACGTATTCTCATAACCATCCTTACAAATTTTATTTGGTTTAAAGTCAATTATAGGTTTTTCACAACCACATAGTTTACATAGTTTCATTTTAGTTTAATGTCATCACATACAATTAAATCAGGACGACTACCATCCCATAACATACCGCGAAGCTTTTGCTCACTACCTTTTGCGATGATTCGGAACTTATACCCATCACCAAACTCAACAATGATATCAGTTTCACTATCTTTAAGGAACTTAACCTCCCCCTTCTCGTTCTTCTTGAGGTGGAATAGCTCGATAATGTCCTGATTTTCCTGCAATTCTTGCTTGATTTGTCCCAAGAACATGGATGCTTGTGCCTCGGTATCGGATACCAAGAGGACAAAGCGTCTCTCCCTGAATAAGACACATGCTAGTACGTAGCTGAACGTGATTGACGTTGATTTTGCGTGTCCCCGAGGGGCACCGATAGCTACAAACCTGTTGTTAGAGGTACACAAATCCCACATTTCCTCGTGGAATTTAGGTATCTTGGAAGCTGCATCAAACTTCTTAAGTAGGCAGGCGTTTACGAATCCTTTGATAATCTCAGCGTTTAGATTTACCTTCTCGTTTGCTTTGTTCACTCTTCATACTCCCATCCTTGTTCCGCGCAAATGAGCGGTTTTGTCCTGGGTTCTGTACGAATAAGTTGGCAAGGACTGATTTCCCACCCTTACTGATAGCCTTCTTATGGCCTACATCCCCCTTTAAAGCTGTTGCCTTGGTGCCATTCTTCTTAGCCACCATGGCTCGTGCCTTGTTGCGTGCTACCCGTGCATTCTGTCGTTTCTTCCCGTGACGCTTTTCCCAAGCCAACTCCTTCTTGTAACTGCGTCTGCCGTTGGTCATGAATGGCATTGTTGTCCTCCACCATATGTTCAAAATCACCCTCGATAAACTCGTTAATGAGTTTCTCTTCCTTGGGTTTCTGCCCTGCAAATTCAGCAAATTGCTTGGCTAGATTCAGAAGACGGGCGGCAGAATTCAAGTCATCTTCCTTAATGTTCGTAGGTTGCTTACGGATAAGTTGCCTCTTGTCGAACAATCCAGAGGCAATACGTTCGAGATCTCGTGCTTTCAAGGGAACCTTCACCAAGCGACCAGTTTTCTGATCATACTGGAAATCCCCATCCTCCAACCTAGTTACCAGCATGTCCAGTGTTTTATCTATCACCTTGGACATCTTGTTGTCAGCTACCTGACCCTCACCAGATTGAATGTCACCAACCATCTCTTTCCACCAGTCACTCTTCTTCCAAGCCTTGACTGTCTCTGTGGGAACGTTAATAATTTTAGCTGTTTGTACCAAGCTTCCGGTAGCTAGGTAAGTGGTGACAGCTTCCACTTTCTTCCTCTCAGGCCAGTGCCCTGGCTCATGAGGTTTCGTCTTCTTAAGACGGATATATCTCCATTGACCCATAAGTCCTCTCTTTCTTATAAAGACAGTGTATACCCTAATTATATCATACT